CTCATGTCCTAATGGATATTTAGATATGGCAACAGACATGGTTTTCACAGGAAGTGTAAATGGATTGCCTTTTGGATCATGTTATGGTAATGAAATTGGATGGAGTCAAGCAAACGCAGTTCAAAATACCTGGTATGATATAAGTGATGCAGATATGGCAACAGGACAATTAAATCTTGTAACTCATGATGGAAATGGGCAATTAACAGTAACCCATGCAGGAATGTATGCAGTTGATGTAAGTGGAGCATTTGAAGCAGATGCAACTAATGTTCATGTTCAAATTGCAGTAAGTATTAACGGAACCGAAGCAGGAGCATTCAATCACTTTGAAACATTTGGAACTAACAGACAACAATCAATGGGAATTACAGACATCATAGATCTAGCAGCAAGTGATACTGTGAATGTTTCAATAAGAACAACTGATGCAGGAACCCCAACTCTATCAATAGATCATCTAATGTTAAGATTAATTCAAATAGGAGGTACATAATATGGTTGATGTAATTATCAAAGGTGTTCCAGAAGGTGCAGAAGAAGCTGTAAAGAATATGGCTGCCGTCGCTGTTGAGAGGTTTTTATCAGAACCTTTACAACCACCAGAAGCAGATGTTAAAAAACTTAAAGAAGATGTTGATGCTTTTAGGAGTGCAAATGGACTTGAGCCAAAGTTTTCCGCTAAAGAGATTGAGTGAGGAAGAACTTACAGATCTTGCAGACCTTCAGCCAGAATGTCAGAATTTGAAATGTTGTGAGTTTGGAAAGTTTAATAATTGTTATACTCATGCTCACTGCTTATGTGAAACTTTTGAAATTTGGTACTCCTATGAAAGAGTAAGAAGAGTACCGAAAGATTTATAAACTTAGTATTCTTAGTATTCTTATGAAAAATATATTATTAAAATTTGATGAGAAATTTTTTTATAAAATGCAGAAGCATAAACACAAATTACAAATAGAAATGCAAAAGCTTATTAGCTGGGAAACATACATTAAAATATTATTTGGTATGATCTAACATGGAGGGTGATGGAAAAACTGGACTATCCTAGGAGAAAACAGTTTGGGGTTCAATTCCCCAGCCCTCTATATAATCACTACTATAAAGGAGGTACGAGCGAGCATGACGAAAAAAACTGTAACAATAATTGCACATGAGGATAAAACTTCAAAAAATAATTTAGATTATACTAGATTCAAATGTGAATATGCAGATGGAAAAGATGATTCTAAATGGATGTCTGCATTTGATAAGGATCTAATCAAGAATTTGAAAGAACATGAGAATAAGTTGATTAATGTTGAAATTGAGCAGAAAGATAATTTTTTCAATATTAAGAAATTCTACGGTGTTACTAATGAAGTTTTTGAAAGTGAAGATGATGATGTGCATGAGGATTTAAAGCCTAAAGAAGGAACTGGTGTGATGAGAGAAAATCCAGGAACTAGTTTTTACACAAGCTATGCTAAAGATATTTTCTGTGAGTTAATCAAGAATGATAAAATAAGAGTAAACACAGAAGATCAAGAAGAAGATATTGCAATGGATATTGCAATAAGACTTGTGAAGCAAGCTAGAAAAGCTTTTAGTTAGAAAATGTGTGTATTGGATTTCATAGAGAAATACTTATTGTTTGGAAAACCTGATTGTATTTTTACAGAAGAAGAAATCCGTGAGCATGAGGACTTTAAATTGTCTTTTGAAGATTGATTTTTTATTTTACTCAAACCCTTATCAATCCGATAGGTTTAAATAATCTGAATACTTGAAAAAGCCAGAAGCTTTTTCAAATCAAATGGCCCATCAGATTCTGATATTGGGTTTGAGTTATTTGGTATACCAAATAACCTTCATTTCCTGTGGAACTAATTCTCTAAAACATTTATTGGCTCATTTGTTTTCACAAATTCACACATAAATGTTTTGGTTTTGCTCCGCAAAACCCCGTTATACGATGAGATTCTTCCAGAATCTCTATATTACCGTGCGCTCCGCGCACGGATTAAAGATTCTATGTTACTCCCAATCCCCTTTTGCACCCCCTAACCCCCACCTTGATTTCCTATGGAACTTTAAACTACCTGCGTTTAATCCAGATAGATTACTTAACTCATCTACCAAGCCCACCCCCAACACACGCCCTCAATGAGCTAAGATCTATCTTACTTACTTACATGTAGTTGATTCTAATTCAACAACAATATATGCGCCACCCCTTTTTACACCCCCCTTGTAAACCCCTCTTGCACCACCCCCCGCTTAGAATTCTATATTAGTTATGTGTAAGAGTGCAAAGGTTTAAAAAGGATAGGGTGTGTGTAGTCATATATATATATATTATATTATATATAATTATTTATATATATATATATATAGTAGTAAGGTGTTAGAATGAGTATGGCAATTAAGATGATAAGTTTACCAGATGAGTTAAACTATAAACTAAAGCTAGAAGAAAATGCAAGTGCATTAATATGCAAGTTACTAACTGGCTATTATAGTTCTATTGAAGAAACTAAAGCAGATGATGCCAAAGATCTATTTACACAACTAGAGGATAATAATAAAACTATAATCAAAGATACCGCAAATGAAAAACTAAAAGAAGCCATAATCTCTGAACTAGATAAACCTGTTGAAGTTGAAGATGATAATTGAACTCCCATTTAAAACCCCAACCATAAATCATCTCTACTGGCACAGGGGAAATATGAAGATCTTAAAGAAAGAAGCTAAAGAGTTAAGGAAAGAGATCACTGCCATAGTTGATAAATCTAAAATGGACTTTGATCCTAGAGTTGAATTACAAATCACAGTAGAGATACATGAAGACTGGTACAATAAGGAAGGTGGAATTAAAAAGAAAGATATATCCAATAGGGAGAAGTTCTTAATTGATTCTGTGTTCAAAGCTCTAGGAGTAGATGATAAGAATATATTTAAATCAACATTCATTAAAAGGTTTGGAGAACCACACAAAGCTGTGATAAAGATAAAGGAATATGTGTTTGATTAGATTAAATGTGAGGAAAGTTTAAGCAAGTTTGATGAAAGTTTAAGCAATTATTTTGACTTTGAGTGTTGTTTTTGGAGTTTAGAGTCGTTTTGAAGTAGCGAACTTCAAAGTTCAAAGTTCAAAGTAAGTTATGGAACCCACAAAAATTTTTTAAAAAATATGGAATTAACCCTGGATCCCTGGCAAGAAGAAGTAATGAAAACAGATGGAAATCTCTGTTTAAGATCAGGCAGACAAGTTGGCAAATCAACAATAATTGGATTAAAAGCTGCAAAATATGCACTAGAGAATCCAGGAAAGCTCATCATGGTGATCTCTAAGACAGAAAGGCAAGCAAGCCTGTTATTTTCAAAGATTCTATTCAATCTAAGCCAAATCAACAGAAAAGAGATATTAAAAGGAAAAGAACGGCCTACTAAGCACTTAATCAATCTAAAGAACAAATCAACAATCCACTGTCTTCCAGCAGGAGATACAGGTTTTGGAATTATGGGATTTACAATAGATCTACTAATTGCAGATGAAGCAGCTTTCATCCCCGAGGAAGTTTGGAACTCAGTGATCCCAGCACTTGCAATTACAAGAGGAAATATATGGCTCTTATCCACACCTTTCATAAAACAAGGATATTACTATGACTGTTTTAATGATCCGTCTTTTACAGCTTTCCACACGAGCTCTGAAGATTGTCCTAGAAAAGATCAGGCTTTCTTAGATCATAAAAAAGCAACATTAACAAAGGCTCAATATATGCAAATGTACTTAGGAGAGTTTGTTGATGAAGTTCTTAGATTTTTCCCAGAAGAATTAGTAATGAAATGTTGCATAAGAAAAAGAAGAAAAGATATATTAAAAAATAGAGATTATTTCTTAGGCTGTGATGTTGGAAGAATGGAAGATGCTTTTACTTATGAAATCCTCGACGGAACAGATAAAAAGAATGTTGAGCAAGTTGAAAACATCACAACTCAAGATGTACCTATTCCAAAAGCAACACAGAAAATCATAAATCTAAACAAACAATATAATTTTAAAGAAGAATTAATTGACTCAGGAGGAATGGGGATCACAGTTTGTGATCTGCTTAGGGAAGATAGTGAGAATAAAAGAAAAGTTGTTGAAGTTAATAATGCCTCAAGACCCTACAACAAAGAAGAAAAACAAAAGAAGATTTTAAAGGATGATCTCTATGCAAATCTAAAGAAGATGATGGAGAAAGGGGAAATTAAATTATTAGATGATGATAGTGTAAAAGAGAGTCTTAGATCAATCCAACGAGATTTTTCAAAAGAAACAGGAAAAGCTAAAATTACAGGAACTGAATCACACATAGTTGAGGGGTTGATTAGAGCAGCACATGGCATAAAAACAAAAAGTTTAAATATCTTCGCTCGCTCTTTTTAACATGGCATATACAGGAACTATTGTAACTGAAGCCGAGCAACAATTTATGGCTGGAGAAAATGTTGATGCTACTGGAGATGTTGAAGCTAACCATCAATTCTTAGCAAATTATGCAGAGGCTTATTTATCTACTCTAGTTGAGTTTGATATTGTAACAGCGTGGGCAACTATCACTGCAAAGACAAGGGCCATGTTTACTGAATGGGCAGCAAGATTTGCAGGAATGCAATTAATAATGTTTAATATGGCTGGCTACACAACAAGGCAAGAGGGAGAGGATATGGTTGATGTTCACGCTTACAGGATGGAAAAGATTGAGGCTGAGTTATTAAAACAAACAAAGCAAGATTTCATGGGAGTGGGTTAATGGCAATAAAAAATCTGCCAACAATGAAATCTATTTTTAGAACTTCTTTTAATGATAATCAAGTGGGAATTTTTAGAGGAAGAAGGCGCCCAGAAGATCCAGGAGATCAAACAGAAGTTTACCAACTTGATGAAAACTTTACAACAGATCCAGAATATACAGAAACAGATTCAGGAGGTGCAGGAGCAGGAGTTTCTGTAACAGGGGGAGCTATGATTCTAGATACAGGGACTGTTGATGATGCTTGGGCAAAGGTTGTCGGGACAGACACTTTTACAGACGCAGAAACTCAAGGATCTTTTGTTATGGAATTCAGAGCTAAAATAGATTTTGATGCTAATGGAGATTTTGAAGCATACATAGGGCTTGGTGAGAATGGAGAAACTTATGCTGATGGGAGTGAGTCTATGATTCAGGCAACTTTTAATAATGAAGAAAATCTTGATGCAGGATTTATGGCAAGAAAAGATGCTGTTGGTGCAGGAAGTGAAGCAGCAGCATGGAGAATTACTGATAATACTTGGACAACTTACAGAATAGAAGTCTTAGGAAGTGGGGGTGTTCAATATTATAAAGATGGAGATCTTCTTTACACTGATACAACAAACATTCCAACGGATAGAGATATGGAATTTGTTGCAAAAATCTATAACAGAGCAAATCCAGGAGCAACTCAAAGGCTCTATATTGACTGGATAAGGGTTTATAGCTTATAAAAACATTTAAATACATCAAAATACACAGATTTACATGGCAACCCTTAGAACAGGTCAAACAACAGATTTCTCAAATCAAGGCACAGAATTTACTGTTGCATCTCAAGATACAGATGGAGCAGAAATTAATGAAACTTTTTATATCCCTGACTTTGCTAAGTGGAATGGATTTTATAGAAAAATTTCAGAATTAAGACAAGTAATTAATAAATTTGGATCCTGGACTTTTGGAAGAGGAATTAAAGCAGATGCTAAAAACAAGAAAAAATTAGATAAAATTAGAGGGACAGGAAAAGAAAGTGCTAGATCTGTTTTAAAAAATGCTTGGAGAACTGCTTTAATTTGTGGAGATTCTTTTGCACAAATAGTCAAAGATAATCAAGGAAGGATGACAAATTTAAAGCCTTTAAATCCAGGAAAAGTTGCTATTGTTGCAAACTCTCAAGGAATTATTGTTGGCTATGAAATGCAAACAACAGAGCCAGGAACTAACATAAGATATGATGTTGAAGAAATTTATCATCTAAGTTATGAAAGAGAGGCTGATGAGATTCACGGGATCCCAATGCCTGAAGCACTAGAAACTTTAATCACTTCAAGAAATGAGGGAATAGAAGATCTAAGAACACTTTATCATAGAACAGTAAAACCAATTATAATCTATGAAGCTGAAACAGATGATACAACAAAATTAAATTCTTTAGAAGATACAATTAATAAAGCTTTTAAAAATTCAGAAAGTATTGTTATCCCCACAGATGTTATTAAGGAAGTTAAGAGAGCTTCATCTCCAATCTTTTCAACAGGAGAAGTAAACAGTCTAGCTTATATAAAATTCTTAGTAAGATTATTCGTTACCAGCGTCGGTATGCCAGAGGTTGTTATGGGATGGGGAGAGCAAACAACAGAAGCCTCAGCAAATATAATCTACCTAGCTTACCAACAAGAAATAGAAGATATGCAACTTTACAATCAAGAGGCAGCAGAAATTCAATTAGGAATTATTATTAACTTAGAATTCCCAGCAAGTATTGAAACAATGCTTCAGAACGATAATAAAAAAGATGGGCCAGTAAAAGCTGAAAAACCTCAAGCAGGAAAAGATACATGATAAGATGCAATAATTGTGGGGTAAAATATGTAGGGTTTATCTGCCCTAATTGTGGAAATAACAATGGCAAAAAAAACAAAAACAAATACACCTGTAATCATAACAGCTCTGATTTGCATAACAATCTTAGAATTGTATGCTCTATCTCAGGGGATTAATGGAGTCTTATTGACGACAGTGATTGCGGCAATAGCTGCACTTGTAGGTGTTGTATTTCCTACACCAAAAATTCTAAAATAATGTAAGGGGGTGCTGAAAATGGATGAAGAAAAGAAAGAAGATCAACCAGAAGAGAAAGAAGAGGCTGAGGTTCAAAAAGACCCAACTGATAATAAAAATGTGGGGGCTGAGAAATCAAAGCTTATAAAAGAAGCTAAAGAAGCAGGAGCTGCAATTAAAGCTGAAAATGATCGGCGAGAAAAACTTATTGAAAGAGAGGAAAAACTTATTGAAAGAAAAGAAGTTGTAGCGGCTTTAGGTGGTGGAAGCCTGGCAGGAGATAAACCTGAAAAAAAAGAGGAAACCCCTGAAGAGTACAAAAACAGAGTTATGAAAAATGAAATCAAATAAGGAAGATTTACAAATTAAGTTAGGAACTCCTGAAGAGGCTGTTTGGACTGAAATACTAGAAAGAGAGGAAAATAATCTAATTAACAACAGAATTAATCAAAAAATTGCAGAAAAGATTATAAAACTTGCAAAAACAAAAATAGCTGCTGAAGAAGCAAAAAGGTCTAAAAAGTAGAAACATTTAAATAGTTTATTTTTTTATTTTATTTATGGCAGAAGAAGAAACCAAAGAAGAAACTGAAACTGTTGAAGATACTTCTGAAGAAAAAGAAGAAGAGGAAGAATAATGGCTGATGAAGCAGAATTGAAATGGGAATTAGAACCTCCAATTCCTATGACTTGTTCTAATACTACTGGAATTGAGAAAGGTGCAATTTTAGAAATTTCTGATCCTTTTACTGTTGCAACTACTAACGGAGATTCTGATAAAATTATAGGAATTGCTGCTGAAGAAAAAATTGCTAATGATGGGAAAACTACAATCCCAGTTTATTTAAGAGGGGTTTTTATATTTACTGCTGGAGCAGGGGGTGTTACTGTTGGCAGAGCATTTAGAACAGATACTGCAACTGGATCTGCAAATGAGGTTGTGATTGCAGCAGCTAATGAAGAAGGAATTATCGGGACAGCTCTTGAAACTGCAACAGATAGAGAAACATTTTATGGTTTACTAAATCCAATAAATCCGGTGTTAGCATAAAATGGCAGATACAGCAGGACAAGCAGAAATTAGAGGAATTGATATTGATAAGTTATCCCATGGCTTTGCTGAGGAGGCTATTGTTCTTAAAAGTTTTTGTAATGTTTCAAGCACTTCTGCAAGAGAAATTAGATGGTATACTAAAACAGCTGGAATTTTAGACTCTACTGATACAACTGGCGTAACAACTTCCAGGATAGCAAATTCTTCAAGTAAAGCATTACCTGTTGTTGTAAATGCGTCTTGGACTAGAACAACTTCTTATGTAAGAAAATATATGGTTGAAAGTGAGTTAATAAGTTCTGAAGATATTAAAGACAGCGATCCTGATGTATGGGGAGAAACTGTTAGAGATTTAGTTAGAGGTGTTCAAAATCAAGTTGATGTAAGAATCTTAGAAGTTTTAGGAGATACTCTTGGAACAGGAGGAAATGTAAACACTGCTGCTGCAACAGCTGATGGCTGGAATGATGTAGCAACAGGAGATCCTATTGCAGATATTAATACTGGAATAGAACAAATTAGATCTTATTCTTATGATGTTAGCAATTTAGTTATGTACATGAATCAAGCAGAAGAAAAACATTTAAAGAATTATTTGATCAGTGTTAAAGGATCAAGCATCCCAGAGTTTGCATCTGATCAAGTTACAAAAACAAAATTAATGAGTATATTAGGAGTTAGAGTGTTTGTAAGTGCAAATATGAGTACAGACACAGTTCTTATGTTTGTGCCTAACTTAGCTTGTAAATGGAAGCAATTCGAGCCTTTAAAAACAGCTGTTATTGATTTGCCTTTAATTGGTAAAAAGATAAGAGTTGCAGAAGAAGGGGAAGCTTTGCTTGTTCATCCAAGAGCTGTTCATGTTATCACTGATACAATAGTTTAAAATGACAGTTGAAAATTGCATAAAATTACTTGAAGCTTATAAAAAACAAGCAGAATATCCTGTAAATACTGATGGAGCACCATTAACAGGGGACAGAAGAAAACACTCTATTTCTCAATCATTAATTAATTATGAAAATATGAAGAATCACATCCTTAGATCTAAGAAATTCAGAGATCATCCAATTCTACAAGAACTACAAAAAACAGAGGAAAAGGATAGTAAACCTAAGGGTAAGCCTAAAAAAGCTGCTCAGGGAATTTAAAATGAGGAATCAGAGAGATGAGCCAGAGTTTAACTTTGACGCTGTTAATTTTGTAAGTGATAGAGATTTTGATTGTAATACTGCAACTACTGTTGGAGATGCTTTAGCCACACACTTTAAAGATGAAATTGATAAAGGGAGAATGACTGGAACAATAGCAGCTTAACATGGCAACAACTGATTTACATTTTGTAGCAGGATCACTAACTCCTGTGAAAAGAGGGATAAGACTCTTAGGTGGAGCTGTTGATGATGGTGTTCAAGTTGATGCAGCTGCTGCTGCAATGGCGAATGTCAGCACTCACGGAACTATTTCTGCCTGGTTTATGGTCCCAGATAATACTGGAACTTATTGTATTATTGGAGCAGGTGATGCAAATGTAGTAGAGTTTATTTCATTGACTGTTGAGGCTGGAACTATCCAAGTCGCTTGTACAGATAACACAACTGCACAATGGGATTATAATACTGCTGCTAATACTGTAACACCTCATAAATGGCATCATGTAGCATTAGTTCAAGATGCAAATACTCCAAAGGTTTATCTAGATGGTAATGAAATGGCTTTAACAGAAACTACTGGAACAACATCTGAATCATGGTTTAAAGCTTGTGCAGGTATTGATGGCATGCACATAGGAGCAGCTGAAGAAGGTGGAGATGCAGCACTAATTAAAGAATTTAAAGGATATATTTCAAGAGTAAAGATCTGGGCAGGAACTACATCTGCTTCAGCCTTAACAGCTGCACAAGTAAAAGAAGATTATTTAGGAGCAGCTATTGGAACCCCTCATAATTTTTGGAGTTTAGATCAATCTCTTACAGATGCAGGAAGTGGAGCAGATAATGGAACTGCTGTTGGAGATATTATTTATAGTGATGCAAACGAGTTTTCTTCAAGATTAACATTTTTAGAAACAGTACCTCTAACTGCTGATAATATTTCAATAATGTGTGATCAGGGTGTTGGTTATGCTTACTCTGTTCTAGCAGCGTAAGATTTATTAAGTTTAATTCTCTATAAGTTTATGGTAATTCAAGAAGGCCCTGCTGAAATAGGACAAAAAGGAATTAGAACTGAGTGGCCTGTTGAGGAGGGTTTAACAGGCGGAACTCAAAAACAAACAGGAAGAACAACTAATCTTGTAGCTCAGAATTCTGTTGTTGATTCTAAAGAACAGGTACTTTTATAATGGCAAAAAAAGGAAGGCCTACAAAAACAGATAGTGTTCTTAGAGGGATGAGAAGACAACCTGAGCCTAAAACCCCTATTGCAACTAATATGTTTCTTCCAAATCATTCTGGAATAGCTGATCATCCTGAGGCAACAAGCAATTTCTTAAAACTAGATTGCTCTAATGATCCACTTACTAGAACTTTAGATATTGTAACAGAAACTGATGAAACATTATTAACAGGTAATCAAAATGTTTTTAGTTCTACTGCTAATCTAGTAGATCTAAAGAACTTTGGAAATAGTAGGTTTGTAATAAGTAGAGATGGGAATTTAATATTAGGACCTAATCAATCAGTTATAATTGCGGCAGATGATGCAGTTCAAGCTAACACAACACATAGTATAAGAGGTCAAGGATTAAGTACTGATAATCTTATTATTAATGCAGTAAATAATTTATATTTTCAGTTTGATTATGGAGGAAATATTCATCATGGAGTTGATAATACATTGAATTTTTATGGAACTGGTGATGATCATGCAATACAATCCACAGGAACAAATATGTTTTTTAAACAAGTTAATGCAGATAACAGTTTTATTTTTAGAGATAGTTCTAATGTAGATAAATTCTCAATTTATACAGGTGGTAATTTAGTTCACGCAAAAAATGGAGCATATTTTAAGTGTACAAGTGTAGGAACAAGTCAAAGATTTTTAAGTTTTATCACCTCAGTAAGTGCAAAAGAATATTATTGGAGAGAGGATCAGGTTGGAGCAGGAAATGACATGGAGTTTTATGGTCCAGCAGGTTCTTATGCAAGATATATTGATACAACTAGAGATGTTATTAATTTTGGTAATCATAACTTTGGAGCTGCACAAGGTAATGCAATAGAAGCAGGATATAGTGCAAGTTTTATGACTGATAATACTTCAGGATTTTTTGGAGATGGTAATGGAAATGTAAGAATTCAATCAAGAGGTAATAGTGCGAGAGATATATGGTTCGGGTTACATGATGGAAGTAGTATTAAAACAATGTTTACAATGGATAATAAAAATTTTAGAGTAACTCAAGACAATGGACAGATAACATGGGGAGCAGGTAATGATTGTTATGTTCAGTGGAATGGAGCAAACATGGTTTTAGGAAATAACTCTGGAACTAAGATTGTTTTTTACGACGACAATGCAAACACCACTATGATGTCAATAGATGGAGCAACATCAACTCTAGATCTTCCAAGAGATAATAGTATTATAAAAATGGGAACTGATGGTGATGTTGTGATTACAACAGATGGAACTGATATGTATTTTAGAACTGAAACAGGAAGTAACAGCTTTTTCTTTAGAGATGAGTCAACAACAACAGATGTTTTAGATATAGATACAAGTAATTTCACATTAAATATGAGGAACGACACATCATCCATCAATATAGGAGCAGGAGCAGATTTTGTTCTTGCAGCAAATGATGGAACTAATGGATTAATCTCATGTCCTAATGGATATTTAGATATGGCAACAGACATGGTTTTCACAGGAAGTGTAAATGGATTGCCTTTTGGATCATGTTATGGTAATGAAATTGGATGGAGTCAAGCAAACGCAGTTCA